GGATTAGGTCCTGCTGCGCTTCGTGGCTTAACACAAGGAGCTCTAAGAAACACCTATAAATTAAATCCATTTGCAAACAAACTTAATAACCCAAATGCATTCTATCGAATCACAGGACGAGATGCATTTGAAGATGCAATGTCAACTGGGTTAGTAAGGAACAATCAAACACCTTTAAAAAGAACTGGTCCTGTAAGCTTAGAACAAGCATTACTTGCAAGATCTGCCCCATTCCCAAGTTTCGCTAAAGGCTCTCCAGACTTACACTATTTAAAAAATGCAGATGATGTAATTTTTCAAAATAGCGGTCCTATGTATAGACAGGGGGATGTACTCCCTACTGGGAAGGTACTCAGAGGTAGGCACTGGGCATATAGACCTTGGGATGAAGCCAATCAAAAAGTTGCCTCAGAAATTCCAGTAGAGCAAATATTTGAAGCTACTCCGCATTGGTTGATGGGACATAAGCAAATAAAAAAGAATGGTGGAATTAGAAAGTATCAAACTGGGGGACAAGTAGATACCTTGTATGTAAACACTCCTGACCATCCTCGTATTCAACAATATGCAGATAGTTCATACGCTTACAATATGGGATTGCAGGGACAAGCAAAAGCAGTAGCAGAATCTCAAAAACTGCTAGATGAGTACAACAATAGAAATAAGTTTACTGGGTCTCATAAAGCTTTTGGACAAACATCTAGCATAAATACTAATACCTCAAATACTATAAAAGGGCTTCAACCATCTAGTACACAGAAAATTAACTACATGGCTCCAGCTCCTTACGACCCTAGTATTAATGTCCCAGTTAAAATCCCAGTACCAGGTCCTAATACTTTTCAGTCAGGTATAGTATATAGCTTATGGGATAAACCTAAGCAACCAGTTGTTTACAGACCTGAGTTACAACAGATGGATAAAATTAACCCATCTGCAATTTCCCAGTCTACTCCTAATGCTTCATTAAAGCCTGTGGGTAAGTACGTTAATAGTACTCGTCCACCTCAAACTATGTATAAGCAAGACCCTAGTGTTAGTACAGGACAGTACCCTATTGGGGAATACTTATGGGATAGTAATAGTAGAAGATGGAAGACAGATACTTGGGACACAGAGATGCAGAAAGCATCTAGAGAGCTAGCTATTCCTAGAGGATATAAATTAGGGGGAATTAGACGTAAGTGACATATTATAACGACAGTTGTAATATAATCTTAAACAAATAAACTAAATCACAAATTAAATACTTTTGAAAAATGGATACTGAAGATCGCAAGTTAGACATTAGCGCTATCTCCTTTGACGATATGTTAGGGGATGGGCTTGCCAGTGTTCCTGATGAACCAACACAAGAACCTGAGACTCAGGTTGAAGAAGAAGTTGTTGAAGAAGAGCTTGAACTTGAAGAAGAAGAATCAGAAGAGTCAGAAGACTACGAAGAAGATGAATCTGAGTTTTCTGAAGAAGACTCAGCAAGAGAAGGAGTTATTTTCGAAATAGCTAATACTCTTGGGTTTGAGCTTAATAATGAGTACGACGATACTGTAGATGGGTTGACAAACTTTGTAAGAGATATTAGTCAAGAAGCAGCTGAGGAACAATTGAATCAGTTGTTTGAGCAATATCCTGAAGTTCAACAACATCTAGATTATTTGATGTCTGGGGGTAACTCACAAGAGTTTATGCAAGCTTACAACCCACAAGTAGATTTTGGGTCAATTGATATTGCAGAGGAAGACGTCAATACACAACGAGCAGTATTAGCTAACTACTTTCAAACTAAAGGCCACGATGATGAGTTCATTGGGGAAATGCTTGAAACATTAGAAGCTAATGGTAAGCTGTTCAGTAAATCTGAATTTGCTCGTAATGAGTTAGCTCAGTATCAAGAACAAGTTCGACAAGAAATGTTTGAGCGTCAACAAGCAGAATTTCAGCGTCAAGCACAAGAAGCTGATCAATTCTGGGAAGATGTTGCAAACAAGATTGAGCAAGGAAATGAATTCGCAGGTATTCGTATCCCTGATAGACAAAAGTCTAAATTCTTTGAGTACATCTCTGAGCCAGTAGGCCCTAATGGGGAGACTAAAAGAGATTTAGATTATCAGGAATCTGATATTGATATGAAACTTGCTATGGATTACTTAGTGTTCTCAGGGTTTAAGTTAGATGATCTCATTGATACTAAGGCTCGTACTAAGAGTGTACAGTCTTTAAGAGATCGTATCTCAAACCAAGAAGCACAAGTTAAAAATGCTAGAAAAGCACAGCGTCGGTCAAGGTCATTTGATCCAGATGATTTAGACATTAATGCGCTTTTACAATAAAAACAAAAACTAGAATATCATGGCTTTACAACAAGTCTTAAAGACTTATTACAATGATCAGCAGATGACCGACACTAACTCGTTGGTCAATGCTTTGATGGAGAAACCACAAGAACTCTCCCCAATTATTACTCACTTGGCAGGTCGCGAAGAGAAGAAGTTCCCACTCTCTTTCTTAACAGAAGGTGTAGGTAATGTTCGCTCTATTGATCGGTTTGAGTATGAGTACAGAGTTAAGACTCACGAAGTTAACGTACGTCCTGTAGTTACCGCAGTTGGTAACGGTGCAGGAGGTAGTTACTTTACTGTTACTTTCCCTGACAAGTGGTTTGTATTCCCTTACACCTTAGTATCTCAGTCTGGGGTATTGGCTCGTATTATGGAGCAACCAACCCCTGATGCAGGTGGGTATAAGTACACCTTGAAGATTGTATCTCCTGATGTATCATCTATTGCTTCTACAGATGTAGCTGCAGGTGCATTGTGGGGTATGCTCTATGCTAACGTAGGAATTGATTTCTCTCGTGGTAATGCATCTAACTGGAGTGCTCCCGGTCTTGTAAGAAGTAAAATCGGTACAGTTCGTAAGTCTTACCACTTTGCTGGTAATGCTAAGAACTACGTAGCTGAGTTTACTCTCCCAATGAAAGAGGGCTCTACTACTAAGTTGTGGATGGACTACGAAGAGTATCGTCACATGCTCAAGTTTAAGGAGGAGTGTGAGATGTACTACTGGTATGGTCAGAAGACTTATGATGATAAGGGTAACAACCAAATGCTCGATGAGAATGGTCAACCAGTTATTTCTGGTCCTGGTTTGTTCGAGCAAATCATCAACAAAGACACTTACTCTACTTTGACTCAAAAGAAGATTGAGGATGTTATCGGTGACTTGTTCTACGGCATGACTGATGCTACAGATAAGCAAGTTACTCTCTACACTGGTGTAGGTGGTGCACGTGAGTTTGATAAGGCTTTGCGTGATTACTACAAAGCTGATACTAACTCTTACCTTCGAACTACCGAATCTAAGTTCATTACTGGTTCAGGTCGTAATCTCGGTATCACTGGTTACTTCACTTCTTACGACCACATTGATGGTCACAGAGTGAACGTAGTAAAAGTTCCTTTGTTCGACCATGGCCCAGTTGCTCAAGCTTCTATGAAGCACCCAGAGTCTGGATTGCCACTCGAATCTTACCGTATGGTATTTGTTGACCAGTCTACTTATGATGGAGAAAATAACCTCCAGATGATTAATAAGAAGGGTCGTGAAATGATGCGTTGGGCTGTTGCTGGTTCAGTTGTTCCAAAAGGATTTACTGAAACTGACACTCGCGCTAGTGATATAGACGGTGCATCAGTACACATGTTGAAAACAGCTGGTATCCTGCTTCGCAGATTTGATACTAGCTTAGATCTTCAGTGTGTAGCATCGTAATTTGTGTTTGGTTTGCAAGGGGGACGACTGCAACGGCGGTTGTCCCCCATTAACCATAAATAGGGAGTTATTCTTAATCCATAAATAAAAGAACAATGCGCAAAATTATGATCAGACGCAAGGAGGTATTAAACCATCTCCCAAAAGAAATTAGAGCCACTGCTAAAATTAAGATTGGTTCTATCTATGTTAATCGTCAACCACTCAAGGGTTTAGACGAGCATGAGTCTCATAGACTCTTGAGTAAACTTTTAGATGTCCCCCCAACTCACCCAGATTGGCCAAAGGCTGAGAAGAATTTTTGGGCATCAATGTCATTGAAAGTCCCATTTGAGGGAGTAGAGTTAGATATCTCAGTAGATGAAGATACTAACGAGCCCAATAACTTAATGGACTACATTACTTACAAGTGGTGTCAAAAGCATCGCCAAGTAGCAACTTCTGAAGAGGAGATGAAATCTAATCCTGCTAAGAAGTTCTACATCTACGATCC